TTAATACAAACTTATCAATATTATTTACAGATGATAAGGGATGTAACTGGACTTAATGAAGCTAGAGATGGTAGTACACCAGATAAATATGCTTTAGTAGGTTTACAGAAACTAGCAGCTGCAAATAGTAATACAGCAACACGTCATATATTACAAGGAAGCTTATATTTAACTCTTAAAACTTCAGAAAACATTTCGCTTAGAGTAAGTGATAGTTTAGACTTTGCGTTAACTAAAAATGCTTTATCAAATAGTATATCTAAATTCAATGTAGAAACATTGAAAGAGTTTAAAAATAGAAACTATTATGATTTTGGTATATTCTTACAACTAGAACCTGATGAAGAAGAGAAAGCTGTATTAGAACAAAATATACAAATAGCTTTAAAAGGTAATCAAATAAATTTAGAAGATGCTATAGATATTAGAGAAGTAAAAAATCTTCAACTAGCTAATTCTATGCTTAAACAAAGACGTGCTAAAAAAGAAAAACAAGATCAGCAGAAGCAACAGCAAATGATACAAGCTCAAGCTCAAGCTAATGCAGAGACCGCTGAAAAAGCAGCTATGGCTGAAGTACAAAAGCAGCAAGCTTTATCTCAAAGTCAAGTACAGTTAGAACAAGCTAAGTCTCAATTTGAATTACAACGTATGCAAACAGAAGCTCAAATAGATAGAGAAAATATGGAGATTAAGTTTGGATATGATCAGAAATTAAAACAAATGGATCTTGCTATTCAAAAAGCTAAAGAAAAATCCATTGAAGATAGAAAAGACGAAAGAACTAGAATACAAGCTACACAACAAAGTCAGATGATAAACCAAAGACAAAATGGAACTTTACCAACTGACTTTGAAACTGCAAACCAAGAGCCAACTGGCTTTGGTATTTAATTTTTATTAATTATATATTATTATATTATGTCTGAAGAAGTAAAACAAGAAGGTGAATTTAAAGTAGCTAGTAAGCGAAAATCGCCTTCATTTAAAAAGAAAAGAGAAAACGATGAAGTTTATAAAGTTGATTTAACACCAAAAGAAGATGCCGTTCAAAAACAACAAACAGAGGAAAGCGTGTTACGCACAAGCGAAGAAAGCAAAGAAGCAGGGCAAGAGACCAAAGTGGGATTGCAAGAAGTGGGAGAAACACACGAAGAGTCTAAAGAAAACGAAGAGGTAACTGTAATAGGTGAAGATAGAACTGAAGAAACAAAAGTAGATAATACTAAATACGAAGAAGAATTAAAAGCTTTACCTGATAATATACAAAAGTTAGTTTCATTCATGGAAGAAACTGGTGGATCAGTTGAAGATTACGTTAGATTAAATAGTGACTATTCAAATGTAGATGAATTAAGTTTATTAAAAGAATACTACAAAACTACAAAGCCACATTTAAATAACGATGAAGTAGAATTTTTAATAGCTGATGAATTTTCATATCTTGACGATGAAGAAGACAAGGTTAAAAAGAAAAAAGATTTAGCTAGAAAAGAAGAAATTGCAAAGGCTCGTAACTTTTTAGATGGCCTCAAGGATAAATACTACGACGAGATCAAGTTGAACTCAAACGTAAATCCTGAGTATCAAAAAGCTATGGACTTTTTCAATAGATACAACGAGCAACAAGAAGCCGTAACTGCTCAGCACGATGAGTTTGTAAATAATACAAATAAATTTTTCACCAATGAATTCAAAGGTTTTGATTTTAAAGTTGGAGAAAAGAAATTTAAGTATAATATTTCAAACCCTAACCGTACTGCAGAGGCGCAAAGTGATTTGCAAAACTTTATTGGGAAGTTCCTAAATGAAGATGGTTCTGTAAATGATCTTGCCTCATATCATAAAGCATTATATGCTGCTAACAATATTGATACTATTGCAGAGCATTTTTATGAGCAAGGTAAGGCTGATGCTGTTAAAGACATAACCGCTAAATCAAATAACATTAATAATGATCCAAGGCCTACGCCTTCTGGTGATATTTTTGTTAATGGTTTAAAAGTTAAAGCTATTGATGGCGTCGACAGTTCTCGTCTAAGGTTTAGAAAAAACAAAAAATAAAACAATTAAAAAATGGGAACATTAAGTGGTGGTGCAGTACCACCTAGTTTAGTGCCAACTCAACAGAGAATGACACTAGAATCTAACTGGCTTAAGTTTGATACTGGCACAGGATTAGATTTTTCTCAGCAATACTTACCAGAGTTGTATGAAGCTGAGGTTGAAAGATACGGAAACAGAACTTTATCTGGTTTCTTGAGAATGGTTGGAGCAGAAATGCCAATGACATCTGATCAGGTTATTTGGTCTGAACAAAACAGATTACACGTTGCTTATGCTCAAGCTACTATTAACACAGGTACATTACAAATTACTTTACCTGCTGGTGCTGGAACTACTGAACACGCTATTAGAGATAACCAAACTTTATTAGTTGCTGATAATGCTACAGGTCTTATCACACAAAAAGTTTTAGTTACTGATGCTAAAGCAGGTGTAGTTGGTACTCCAATGGATGTTGTATTCTACGGAGCTACTGCTTGGCCAGCTTCAATGCCTACAGGTTCTAATGCTGTTAATGTATTTGTTTATGGTTCTGAATATAAGAAAGGATCTAATACGGAAGATTTAGGTTCTATCCAACCAGGATTTAAACAATACTCTAATCAACCAGTTATTATTAGAGATAAGTATGAGATCAATGGTTCTGATACTGCTCAAATTGGTTGGGTTGAAGTAGCTACTGAAGATGGAACTTCTGGATACTTATGGTATTTAAAAGCTGAGTCTGAAACTAGATTACGATTTGAAGATTATCTTGAAATGGTATGTGTTGAAGGTGAAGATGGTGGTGCAGGTGCAGGTTCTGCAGGTGCTGCTGGATATGAAGGTACAGAAGGTTTATTTGCAGCTATCGAAGATAGAGGTAATATTTATTCTGGCTTTGCTGGAGCTGCTGCTCCTGGTGCTGGTGCTTTAGGTGATTTCGATGAAATTCTTAAACAACTAGACAAGCAAGGTGCTATTGAAGAAAATATGTTATTCTTATCGAGACAAACTGCTCTTGATTTTGATGACATGATTGGTGCTCAAGCTGGTGGAGGATATTCTTCTACATCTGCTGCTTCATACGGTTTATTTGATAACGATGGAGATATGGCGTTAAACTTTGGATTCTCTGGTTTCAGAAGAGGTTCTTATGACTTCTACAAAACTGACTGGAAATATCTAAACGATGCTACAACTAGAGGATTAAGCAAAGAGATTGACGGTGTGCTTGTTCCTGCTGGAACTTCTACAGTATATGATCAAATGTTAGGTGCTAATATTAGACGTCCATTTTTGCACGTAAGATATAGAGCTTCAGAAACAGAAGATAGAAGATTTAAATCTTGGATCACTGGTTCTGTTGGAGGTGCTTACACTTCTGATATTGACACTATGAGAGTTAATTTCTTATCTGAAAGATGTTTAGTAACTCAAGCTGCTAATAACTTCGTGTTATTCAAAGGAGCTTAATAATTATTAACATTTAAAAATATAGAAATTATGGCAAAATTAATAGAAGCAAAATACAACACTGATCAACCTTTATATATTCCTTCTGAGGAATTATTAAAAGTTGTTGCTAGTGATAGTTCAAACAACTGTGTATTCACTTACATTGGAGGTTCAACTATTACAGCTGGTATTACATTAGCAAACGCTGCTGCTGCTAGAGCTTTAGAAGCTAGCTTGCAAGCATCTTGGTTAAAATGTATAAATGCTGGTCCAGATGCTTCTGGAACTGTAGCTAACACAACTGTGTTTACTACTGTAGCATAAAACAATAATAAGATCCCGCTTCGGCGGGGTCTTTTTTAATTATTATATTATATTATATTATATTATGGAAGAAACAAAAGAAAAAAAGTCTACTAAAAAAGTAGATAATTGGGAGTATAAAGATAGAAGTTATTATTTATTAGGAAATAAAACTCCTTTAACATATACAATAATGTCTAAACACTCAAGAAGATATCCTTGCGTTTGGTTTGATCCAGAAAAAGGCTATGAAAGAGAATTAAGATATGCTACAAATCAAAAGTCTATTTTTGTTGATGAACAAAAAGGAGCTGCAACTTTAGCTCATATTGTGTTTAACGAAGGACATTTGTTTGTTAAAAAAGAAAAAAGAAATTTACAAGAGTTTTTAGCTAAACACCCGCATAATGGCGTATTGTTTACTGAATTTGATCGTGTAGTAGAAGCTGAAGATCAATATGATTATTTAGAAATGGAGTTAGAAGCTATGAATGTAGCTACTCATATGGATATAGATCAATTAGAAGCTATACTTAGAGTTGAAATAGGAACTAGTGTAAATAAATTATCTAGCAAAGAATTAAAAAGAGATGGATTATTATTTGCAAAAAACAATCCTAAACTATTTTTAGATTTATCACAAGATGAAAATGTTGTTCTTAGAAATTTTGCTATTAGAGCAACAGAAGCTAGAATAATACTTTTAGCAGATGATCAAAGAACATTTAAGTGGGCTAGCAATGGTCGTAAACTAATGAATGTACCATTTGATGAAAATCCATATTCAGCTATAGCTGCGTGGTTTAAAACAGATGAAGGACTTGAAGTTTACAAATCAATAGAGAAAAAACTTAAATAACAAGTAACTATAAGTAAGGGTGGTATTTCGCCACCCTTTTTTTTTAAA